CCGCCGTGGCGCATCCAATTCTGATAAGCGGCATCGAGTTGCGCGTCACGCGCTGCATCCGTCGGCGCGAGCGCCGTACCGTTCAAGTACTCGACAAGCCCGGTGTGATGCGTCTTCACACCTCCGCCCTGCGGCGAGTCATCCCACCCGAGGTAGTTGGAGCCCTTCACCGCACCGACGCCTGTGTCACGTAACGTGACAGGATTCGCTTCGGGGCTGAGGTTTGCCTGCATGCCTGAAAGCCCCGCAGCTGCCATGCGATTGTTCACACCAGCGTAAGGTGCAAACCTCGCGTTCAGTAAGTTGTTGTACTGATTGCGATTGCTCTGCCGGTAGTTCGAAAGCGCAATCGCCGCCTTCTGCCCTTCAGCAGTCTTCTGATCTGCTGCGTTGTTGGCCGCAGTCTGTTCCGGATCATCTGCAAGACCTAACCAGCTCCAGAGAGTCATCGCTTACCTCAACTGCTCAAAACATCGTACTCTTCGGTCACGCTCACTAGCTCGAGTGCTTCAGTGCCGGAGAACTCGAACCGCCATTGCCTTCGCCGGTAGACGCCCAGCGAGCGTAACTCTACCACAATTTCCGTGTCGCCTTGCGCCCCCAAGTCAACAGGAATCGCCGAACCCCACGGACCGGGCTGATCCCGGTAGCTAAGGTAGGCGACAGGTCCTGTGTTCGCCGTTGTTGCTCCGCGCCGGAGGGCCAGACGCACGCATTTGCAGTGCTTCCGGGCGTCCGTCCCACGCGCCAGATAACCCGTCTCGACGCGCGCGTTGATGGGTACACCGTAATCGGTCGTCGCATTCAGGGACAACCGCCCGATCCGCCCCGAGCTGTCGCCCACCAGGTTGTCATGATTGGTGGGTGAAATCTGCTGACAGGTCACAGGGAACGGCGCCCAATTGCCGTTCGCCCAGCCTTGCCACTCTGCCCAGCCGCTGCCTTTCTGGAACGCGAACGTCCGGCCGTCGGAGGGGAACGTCCAGACGAGCGCATCAACAGGGCCCATCACGACTCGGTAGCCGTAGCAGTCCGAGACCGTGTCGAGCTCGTCGAACGTCTGCTGCATGGGTCCGCTGATGATATCCTCGCTACGTGCATCGCTCGTCACGAAACGTCGCAGGTTGTCGAACCAGAAGAATTGCTGATTCTCCTTCACGACGGAGTAAGCCGCACCGCAGCCGAGCTCTCGCGTCACTGCTGGCGCAAACACAGAGGTCGGGTCAGGGTCGAAGACCTGAAGCGAGCTCACGCCGAAGTTGAACACCTCATTCGTGTTCTGCGCAATCGCGAGCACCGAATCAGGATTCGCTTCCGCGGAGTAATGGCCTGCGTCGTTGCCGCCGCCTTCCGTCCAGATCTCCATGCCAGCGTAACTCGCGTTGCCGTTCGCGATGTCGCTATAGCGCACCACATTCTTGTCGAAGGTGTTGCTGTAAGTAACGTCCGCGATGTTGGCAATCAGTCGCGAGCTGTTCGCAACCACGTGCGATGCGTAAGGCGGGTCTCCGCCAAGTCTCGACGTAGTGTCGGACGACAGCACGATCTTCTGCATCCGGTCGCCTCCGGCCATCGCCAGCAAAAGCTGCGTCTCCGCGAACGTCGGCCGGAGTGTGCCCGCAAGCGTTGTGTCGCTGAATGGCACTCCAAGCTGCGTCGCAACACCCGTCACACGATAGATGTTGCGGAAGCCTGGCGTGTTGCCGATGGCGTAGAGTGCGCCTGTAACGGTCTGGTAGAGCCCAGAAAGCCCCGTTGCGTCGATTACGCCGGAATAGAAGCCGGGCGCGGCTTCGATGCCCGGCCGGCGCCGAATCGCTCCCGTCTGGTCGACAACAACGTTCACAGCAACGCCCGGCGCCCCTGCTAGTACTTGCTCGCCGGTCGCCTGCTTGTTCGCGAAGCTGATGTCTGCTTGCGGCATCAGGAAAGCACTGCTTTCCCGACCTGGTACCAAAAGCCGCCGCTCGCGCCTGCGAAGTCTGGCAACCATGCGAGCTGCACTTCTGCAAAACCGTTGTTGTTGATAGGCAGCGGAGCAACCGCGGGGTCGAAGATGATCCCCGTACCTGCGACCGTGATCGGGGCGCCTGTCGTGTTCTTAATGTGTAGCGTCCAGCGATCGCCCATCGAACCTTTGCCGCCAGACACGACAGTCAGATTGCCGCCGCCGGTCTTTAGGATCGTGGTCGTGCCGTAGGTTTTCGGGTCTACGTTTTGCGCGCCAGCTGCCGTGGAATAGCCTTCGCAGCGCGCGAGTCTTGTCAGATGCCCTCCCACAGCAACGAACCCGCTCGAAGGTGCATAGCCGTCCGTGGCGTAGCCGTACGGTGTACATCCTGGCCCTGACGCCAGCATGTTCCCGAACATGTTGCCGTACTCCAAAGCGTCGCGAAAAGGTACGGCCATCGTGTTGTAGATGGCGATACAAGCTATTGAGGCGTTTGCGGCAAACTGGTTGCCGACGATGAAGATGGCGCCGTTCACGGACGGTGTGATGTTCAGATATTTGATGCCGGGGCCGGCAGTTGCCGAAGACCAATCGAAACGATTGCCTTCGAACACGCCGTTGTCTTGGCAGTCCACCATATTGACGCCAACGACGTTCGTGTTGATGAGATCGCAATCGCGTACGATCAGCCGCTGCGATCCGGCGCATGTAATCAGCTGAGCTGTAGTGCCGACCAGTTTGAAATAGCAGCGCGTGAAGACGAGCGACAACAACGCAGTACCGCCAAAGCCGGCGACCAACGATGAGTTGTATGTCGAGTCGATACCTAATACGCAGTCGGTGAAGTGAAATTCGCCCGAGCTTGCTGCGTTGTACACGATAGCCACGCCCGGCGAGGCGCCGTTAATCAAACCAAACCAAAGACCGCTGAACAGCGTCAGCTGACCTGCTGCGTTCCCCGGGAGCACGAGTATGCCCGAAGCGACGGCGCTATCGATTGCGATCTTTGTCGACTGCCCGCCGCAGCCTAGCCATGTCACACCGCCCGCAGGTGTGATCGCGCTTGTGATTCGGTACGTACCTGCGGGGAAGAACACGACGCCGCCGCCCGCTGCGACCGCCGCTGCCTGCGCAGTGATGATTGCGGTGCGGTCGTCGGCGACACCATTACCTACAGCGCCGTACGAACGCACGTTGAAGAACGTCGCCGAGAATGCGTTCTGAAGCAGCGTCGGCGTACCGTTGAAGAGCACCTTGAAGTCGATGGTGCCGGAGCTCGTCTTCCAGAGATCGAGGATGTTGGCAAGCGTCGTCGGCTTGTTCGCACCAGAGCTACCGTCCTCGTAATCAACGCCCGTAAAGCTTTGGCTGATGACTTCGACAGAAGTTGCGTTCTCGCCAGCAACGAACTCGCGCACGATGACGCCATTCGCGTCACGCACGATGACGTCAACCAGCTCATTCACGTACAGCACAGCGCCGCCGTTCGAATCGAGCGCGATCGGGCTCGCCGAGTATTGCTGCTGGAACTCGAAATCCGTGTAGTACGTCGCATTCGTTGAGGTGCCGCGGCGGAGCAGCACAACGCTGCCGATTTCGGCACCTCGTATACCTGATGCAAGAGGTTCGATGAGCTTCATGACCACTGCACCCGCGAACCGCCCGTTGCGGTTTGGATGTTGACTCGACCTACCGCTGTTGCGGGTAGTAGAAAATCGGCGCCGAGCAGCAGGCTAAGACCTTCGATCTTCATCTGCGACAGCGGCGCCGCTGCGCTGCAGTCAATCGCCGCATAGTTCGAGAAACCGCAAGGCCCTGCAGATACGACAACATCCTTCATTACGAGACCCGCCATTGTGCCGGTGATGATGATTGCGAGGAAAGGCTGAGCAGCTGTCGATGTAGCCGTCGAAATGAAAGTACTGCTCTCGATACGCATCCGAGAGCTGCCGCCTGCGCAAACCAAAGCCGCCCCTTGATCGTTCGGCCCGCATTCGAAATAGCAGCCGCGCACCAATCCGTCTGTGGCCGTCAGGAAGGCGATGCGAGACAACGCATTGGCAACAAGGCTTGCGGGTATATAGATGTTGCGAAATTCGACGCCTGCGACCGAAACAGAAAAAAGCGTAGCGCTCGCGCCCGCAATGAAACTGACGCCAGGCT